CCATACGAGGGGTAGCCAGGACGCCCCTGGACGCCCCTGGGCGGCTCGGATGCCCTGAGCGACATACAACCCGCCTTGGTGCTGCGGGACGATAGGGGACGCTCACGGGCGTTACATGGCGAATCATTCGAGCAAGGCTTGGACACCAGGGGGGAGCATCGCAGCGAAGTTGGCGACGTGCTCGGCGGCATGGTGGTCAGCCATCTCTGATCTAAGATACTCCAGCCAGTGGCGGCGGACTGTGCCTGCCGGGTGTCTCCGCTCAACGCGTTGCTTGTCGCGGTCGTGGCATCGCTTGCATAGGGTCTGTAGATTGTCTGCGTCGAACATCATTTCCCGATCGCCGCCGAACGGTTCAATATGGTCAACCACGTTCCGCTCGCGTCCGCAGCGTCGAGACTCTTCCCCGATCCTGCCACGGCACAGGCACAGCACGCAGAGAGGATATCCCGTTGAGAATCGCCGCGCGTACTTCCGCCATACGTGATCATACAGGCGCGAGTCTCGCGACCTGGCTTGTGGTAGTTTCGTAGTCGGCTGCCTACGGTCGCCGATTCTTTGCGGAGCGATCGCCAATGACTACTCCACGAAGAATGTCCCACTCCGAACCAACGTCTGCGCCGGTGTGGCGTCTGTCCCGCAACTCATTTCTACAACGTACTTCGTCGATGTGAGGCCGCCTGCGACGAGGAATTGTATACCTGCGTTCGCGACGCAATCGCTGCCGTTGACCGACACAGTCGAGTCGTTGAGTCCCACATTTGAAATTGTGAGATCAGAACTCGTAACCTCTGCCACCGTCGGGGTACCCGTCAACAACTCCCCAGACCGGAGGAGCGGCGTAAAGTCAGCCACGGCAGCCGCTACGTCTGCCGGCGATTTCCTCCCCGTCTCCCTCGCGGTGATTGTCATCACTCAGTTCCTTCAACGGAGTACTCGATTCGCGTGTCTGTCAACGTCCACTCCGCGCGCGTGTTTGTCAAAGTCCACTCGATCACGCCATCGAGTGGCGGGTTAGGAGTGGCGATCGAAAACCCCAGCGTCGGGATCTTGTTCACGGTTGACCAAGAGCCGAAGCCCTGGGCGATCAGGTCGGATGTCCCGGCCATCAACTAGCCCTCGTTCTGCTCGTCGGTGTTGTGGCATCGTCGAGGGTGTATGTGCTCGCGGTTGTGCTGCCGTCAATTTTTTTCACGGTAACTGTGGTGCTACTGATCGCGAATTCGGTCAGCGCCTGCTGGATCTGGTAGAGCAATTGTGATCCCGTTCCTGTGCTGCCGTCGCTGGCGTAGCTCTCTGCGAGGGCTGTGGTGCTCCAGATGTCGGCTACTGCCGCCGCACCGATGGCACCATCGCTAACCGTTGAGACCGTGACGCCGGTCGTAACCGTGCCGGTTGTTGTGACGTTGGCGACCGTGTCGGCCGCCGGGTCGAAATCATTGAGCGCGTCGAGAGTTTGTAGCGTGCCGCTGATGCTGTATCCGGTCTTGTCGCTATTCGTGCCAACGGTTACGCGGCCGCTGCTCGCGGTGATAGCGAGGTCGCCAAAGTTAGTTGGGGAAGACGCTGCCAGGAATGCCGAGTCCGTCCCACGCATGTCAGTGTTGGTGGTGGTCGTTCCGATAGTGGAATTGGTCTTGGCGTACCCGGTCCCGTCGTAATCTTTTTCCAGATTGTCGGCCGCTGTACTGTCTCCGCTCACGCTGACGATATCAGCGGACACTGTGCCCGTGATGCTGTAGCCGGTTTTGTCGTCGTTCGTACCTACTGTGACTTTTCCGGTGCTGGCTGTGATCGCCAAGTCAGCAAAATTACTTGGAGCCGAAGCGGCCAATATGGCCGAGTTAGTGCCTCGCATGTCGGTGTTGGTGGTTGTCGTGCCAATCGTGGACGCTGACTTGTTGTACCCGTTGCCGTCGTAATCGGCTTCGAGGTTATCCGCTGCGGTACTGTCTCCGCTCAGACTGACAACGTCGGCCGAGACTGTCCCCGTCACGCCGTAGCCGGTTTTGTCGTCGTTGGTGCCCACTGTGACTTTGCCCGTACTGGCTGTGATTGCCAGATCAGCAAAGTTACTCGGTGCAGACGCTGCCAGTAGTGCGGAATCGGTGCCCCGCATGTCCGTGTTGGCTGTCGTGGTCCCGATGGTTGACGCTGATTTGTTGTAGCCGGTCCCGTCGTAATCCGCTTCCAGGTTGTCCGCTGCGGTGCTGTCTCCGCTTACGCTCACCACGTCGGCCGAGACGGTCGCGACCACTCCTGCCACATGGTTGCTTGCGTCTACCGTCGGCAATCCGCCATTGGCACCAGCCGCCGCGGCTGGTACCGCGCCGCCTGTGGTGTAGGCAATGATCGGCGAGCCGACAACTGACGACGTGCTGCTGCTTGGAATGATCGCGACGCGATCTGCGTTCGTCTCCCCTTGGGTCAGTGTCAGCGTGTAGACGCCGCCGCCGATTTCCGAGACGCTGTTTGTGCTGGCAGCAGTCGCCCCACCATCGAGGCTGATGGTAACAGATACGTTACTAGAGTCGCCGGTTTTACCTGCGCCGGTGCTGCTATCGATCAGGAAAAGATACACGCCCTGCGACGCCACATTCTTAAAGAGCATATCACATCCCTACTTGAACCGGGCCCGGAGTCACGACCGTGGTTGAGCCGCCGCCGCTGCTTTTCAAGATCGCCGCAAACTGTTCTTGCGGACCGGCGATTGTGCCCGCTGCCCACTTGGGCGCATAATTTTCTAGCTCGGCCCCGCCGCCCTCCGTGTCGTTGAGTCTGTAATCGGGCGGTGTGCCTGTTCGGTCTTCGTATGGGTCCGCGGTCAGTTGCAATACTGGGTTGGCGGCGAAGTTTCCGACGGGCGGGGAACCGCTAACGTTGGTTGTGTTGTTGTAGGCAATCGTCGCCCACATTTGGCCGCTCGCTCCCGTCGTGCAATTCGTTGCCATGTTAAATGCTGACGCACCACGGTCACTGCCGTATAAACCTGTTCCGCATTCGTCAGCAATGTTGAACGCTGCTCCATGATAATTCTGGATATATATCCCGTAGCCGCTACACCCGTGCGCGACGTTGCGGAACCCGCTCGCCAAGTTAAAACCATTGTCACAATCTTCAGCGTAACACTCTGCACAAATTCCTGAGCTGTTTTTGAACCCGTAAGCCGTGCCGCCGCTATTAGTGCAATTGTAGGCCGCGCACTTGAACGAGTCATAACAAACAAAGCCATGGCCGTCCGCGTTTCGAGCGATACAGTTGATTGAGCATCGCACGTTCGTGCCTCCTATCCATTCGTCATCGCAGTCTATATCAAAGCCTGCCAAGAGCGTTCCGCGGGTCCCGCCGTGCTTAACCATATAGCCGTTATCTGTCGTCGTTCCGCGCTGCAGAATCACGCGGTCGGTAGGGTAGGCAAAGTGATCACCAAGCGTGTCCTTAAACGCCATCATTACAGACCAGCTCTGCACCTCGGGCGGGCCTCCGGGTGAATTGTGGACGTTGTTTGCGAGCGTGTATGTACCCGCCTTCACGTAGATTGTTGAGTACGTGTATTGCCGAGCCGTTGCCTCCCCCAGCGTAGCGAGCGCACCACCCATCGCGCCGGTCAACGCCTCGCCGGCGGTTATGCCGTTCCACGGCCCGTTGAGATTACTAATCGTCCATCGGTTATTACCCGTGTCTACGCTCGTAATCGGCCCGAACGCATAATTCCCGGCCTTCGCCCCCGACGCGATATTGAACCAGCCACCGTTACCACAGTCATCCTGACTGACGGTGTAACCGCTCGTGAACTCAACGACTTTACGACTAACCGCCTCGCATTGGACCGTTGAGCCGTCAATCACGATATACGCATCATCACTCATGGCACGATTGACACCGTTCCCGGATTGTTGGCCCGCCCATAGGCCGCCGTTGGAATCGTCCCCGGTCGTCGTCACTACCTGAGAGGTACGGTTGTTCGCCTTGGTGTATGTTGTCATTGGCCATTGCCTCGAATAATGGCGTTGACGCCGCATGCCGCGATTTGCAAAGCACTCTTCTCCGGGGTGCCAAACTCGGTCACGACCTTCTCCAGATCGGCGAGCAGTTCCTGCACCTGGGACGGCTCCAGGGGCTGGGCCTCAGCGAGCCCTGTGCGATTCGGAATCGTGCCGCTATCGAGTGAGTCGATTAGCGCTTTCGCCCCGGTGACGTCTCCGGATTGGCCGATTAGCTTGGCCGTGTGGCTGCTCTGCGCGAATGTGCCGGCCGCTGGCCGGACGTGAGATAGAAGATCGTCAATTTTGCCTTGATCTTCGGGCGATAGATCGTCGTAGCTTGCCACTTTGTTTTCTCCGTCGTGTGAATAAGCGGCGCCGGCGCGGCGCCTCGGGTATGCAATCGGGGCACGCCACGCGATTGCCGTCGGCCTGCTCGACCACGCCATCGGTTGGACAATTTGCCCTAGTGTGCCGTCGGTCCACGTCGACCACGGGCGCCGCCTCCGGTTCGGCGAGCGTCGCTAGTGCGAGGCTCGCCGAAATATATCCCAGCTCATCGACGATAGGCGCCGAACAGCCGCAACACAACACCGCAGCCGCTACGCTATATCTCATCTGTCGCACCCATGTCAGGTAATAGTATGGGAGGCCAACCGTCGGCGCCGCTCATCGTATAACATCCGCCGCCATCCAAGCAACGCCTCCCAATAACTGACTCGCGCACCCAACAGGAGCCGTTAGGAATATCTATCGCAGTGCCCGCTATGCGTCTCGGACCACGATTCCACCGCCCCCAAGAGTTGACGATCAACACCAGCGGTTCGCCTACGTGCTCGACGGTTTGCGCTCGCTCGTCGTAGCCGCCCCACCACATTGCATGCGCCCAGCTTCCGCTTGGCTCGCTGAGTCCTCGCTCGTCTCTGCGTGACGAGATGCCGAGGCCTGAGCAACCGCCAACAGAGTATCCACTCCGAAATGCTGCCCTGAGCTGTTCCAGATCTTCAACGACCGTCGCTTGCTTGATCTGATGTTCCTTTGCGCCTTGATTGATCCCACTCGGAGTTCCTTTCCGTGTTCGTCCCCACCGTATAGCCACCTCCGGATTGTAACTACTCAAGTCGATGTCGTCATATACCGCGCGTAACACTACGCCGCCGCTTGTTAATAGATAATCCAGCGCCCTAACGCACGACATACCCTGCCGCCTCGTTTCTCGCCAACCGTATATGGGCTCTGTGGCGCCTACCGCCTCCCAAGATTCGGGTTCGCCTCGCGATAGTATATCGTTGGCCCTGACGCTGTCCGCGTGACGTTGCGCCCACCAACTAACGCAGTCGCCAGTTTCTTGTGCGCCCTCGTATGCGTTCGGCTCGAACTTTAGAACCGATAGATAGGGCAAATACAGTTCGCCAGCGTTGCCGTCAAACGACCACAAGTCATACTCGTCAGAAACGTCAGCGAACGTCGGGAACTTGAAACGCTCTATTAGATCGTCGCGTTCCGCGTCGGCATGGTAGGCGCCTTGGTAGCCGCGAGCATAAAGGCGGCGCAACTCAGATCGGTTTGCGCGTCCGCTCGGCCATTCTTTCCACGCGGGCAACAGTGGCATCTGAGGTCACGCCTTGGGTCGCGTGAAAAGTAGCGGCAGAATGGCGGCAAGAATCTTGATAATCACCAGAATCCACGACCACCCGTATCCGTCCCGCTTCAACTGACGGCGAATCTCTCGCCGCAATTCCTTCGGTGATGCGTTCGGAAGCGCTCGCCGTGCCTCGTGTAGGTACTCAAGCGCGTGCGCCCTCAAATCATCGCGTCGCTTTATCACCAGCAGGTCCCCCGCATATACTCGCGACCATACGAAGCCCCGACACCAGCTGCGATCGCAGGCCGTTATCAATCGCGCGATCGTCCAACTCGCCACCAATAGCCGCGGACAAGATCGAATCGATCTCCGCGCCAACTTTCGGGGAATCTGCCCATGGAGTCCCCGCAAACGCCAGCCTCAACGCTCGTTTGTGGCCGGCCCGAAACTCGCCAAGCGTCGTTACGATTGCGCCCGCGTCCCGCTCGATGACTTCCGCCAGCTGAGTGTAAAAGGCCGCCAGCGCCTGGGATTTCGGATGGTCCCGAAATTCGGAGGAATCAAGCGTGACGGCACTTTCGGCGATGCGTGGCACCGATCGCCGATTTGTTGGAGCGCCGAACATCATCCACCCGATCGCAGCGACCGTAGCAACCGTCACGTATCGGTGGAGCGTTTGCGCATCCATGTTAGTCGATCTTCCTTATAGAGTCGCCGAGGATGAGCGCTGCGACAATTAGAAGAGTCTGCTGGATTGTTTCGGGCGGTATCTGAAAACCAAGTTCCTGACTAAACGCCACGACGACGCCAATCGCCGCAACAATAACACGTCTCGACCTGGCCGCCGTTTTCAACTTGTCACCGAACGTCATTCGCCACTCCTCCCGATACGATGCGGACAATCCTCTCGGCCAGCGCCGGCAGCTGCTCCAGTTCGACAGTCACCAGCCACGGCGCTCGACTCGTGCGGTGTATGACTACCGGCACTTCGTCCGGACGGGCGTCCGATTTCGACTGCCTCACCGCTGATAATAGCATCAATCGCTCTACGCGTTTGCATTCTATGTGGACACCTGTGAGGCCAACCACGTCAGGATTCCCACGCTCGCCACTGTACTGCTGACCGCGGTGGCAATAGACGCCAAACATCTCCTCCAACACGTGCGACAACTCCAACTCGCCGCGCTTGCCCTTATTTCTGCTATCGGTCATACGTCCCCAGCAGTTCTAGGCGCCTGAGCGTGTTATCTCGCCTGACAATATCGGACGGCTTCAACGTCTCGACGATCCCCACCGCGCGAACACGTCCAGGAGCGTACACCTCGCGATGGCGGCGAGGAAGCGACAGCTCGACGTAGTCATCGCAACTCTGACCACCTTGCGGCGCCGTCACATGCGGGCGAACGACAACGCGAACGCTGACGCGCTTCGAGCCGTACACGTATACCGCGCCGTCCGAGCAGAGTTCGACAACTACCGGCTCAGGCCGTTTGGGCGTGTCGCGCGTCCCGATAATCTTCCCGAGGATGCACTCCCCTGCCGGATGATAGCGAAGCCATGCCACCAGATGTTTGACCGACCGGAACACCAGTCCTTTCCCTTTCATTCCTCCCCTTCCTCGTCTAGTTTGTCCGCGTCCAACTCTTCCGACTCCACAAAGAACACCATCTCATCATCGTCCGCTTGTTCGTTCGGGTCGCTGCTCATCGGGATTGCCCTCGTCTGGTGGCCAAATCGGAAACTCTAGCTCCTGCCCTGGATTGATGCCTGTCAATTCGCCGTCGCCATCGTAGGCGACGACGTATCGGTCTGGGTCCTCTGGCGTGTACCGCCACCGCCCGTACCGGGCGCCCCCCTTCGCGCATATCGCGACCAGCGTGAAGTTATTCATTCGTCACCGTGGTTGTCCCGTATATGCAAGTTGAGGCCCGCCTCGCTTCTGAAGGCTGTCTCGCAGAATGGACACCGCAAAGGCTTAACGCCTGGGCAGCCGCCCTTCAGCTGCGCAGCTGACAGGCCCGTTCGTTTCTTTTGCCCCATCGGCGTCTCCACAATCACGCCGCCGCATAAGTAGCAGCGCGGCGCTTTCGATCGGAAGAATGCCGCCCGTGCTACGTATTGAAGCTTGTCGCAATCGCGACAACGTAGACTGCGAGCCGAGCCAGTTCTGAGACTAACGAACGTTTTACGGTTGCCGCCATGGTCCGCCGTTTTCGACTGCTTCCCCATTGTGTGTTCCCCTAGGTACGCAGCGACCCCACGGCAACCGCCGCGGAGTGTTCTGCTGCTCTCCCTTTCTGCGCCCATTTATTAGTCGACTGACGTTCGTACCCCGCCGACCTGACTGCGTTGCCGCATGCGTGTTGTGCGTCGTCGCCCCACGCTGTGCCAGACTCTTTCGGTAACGCGTTGCCCGCGGGCGCCGGGCGATACCTTCGAACCGGCTCGCACAATCAAGGTGCTATATTCGCAGCCCGTCGACGGCGACGAAAGGTGAGAAACTTCGCCGCCAACGGGCTACTCTCATTTCGGTCTACGATACCACGCCGAGGCCCCGCCCGCCTTAATCCTCCCAATCATTCGGCTGGCGGTCGCCTTCGTTATGTCGCTCACCTGTGCGCTCCGACCTAGTTTCCAGCGCAGGAACTTGATTTGTTTGAGAGTCGCCGGTTCACCCTGCTTCGTCGTCCGTGTTTGTACCCGGCGGCCCGCGAAGACGTCAACGTCGAAATCTTCAAACGTCGCTTTCGCTTTCATTCGAGCGCGTTCTTCGCGTAGGCGGGCGTGCTCCTCCACCTCCTCCTCCCACTGCGCAGCAAGGGCCGTCTCGCCAACGTCGACCGGCTCGTCCGCCTCAAGCATCGCTGCCTTTGCGCGTTTGCGGACCTCCTCCGGCATGTCGCCGCCGAGCACGTCGACCACCGTCACGACTTTGTGGCTAAGGCTGTTGTCGACCAAATCGACGACGTGGAAGCTCGGCTTCCTCGACTTCGCGATCGCAGCGCAGCGACTGGCGGGAGTCGACTCGGGGAAATCGACAACGCCTGGGAGCGGCCGAGTACCTCGACCCATTATTTGCGTATACAGGGTGGTGCTCTGAGTCGGTCGAGCCATCACGATGGCCTCCAGCGCAGGCAGGTCCCAGCCGGTAGTAAGTTGACCAACGTTGCAGACGTGCGTGAGTTCGCCAGTCGTAAACCGATCCATGATCGATCGCCAGTCCGCCTTGGCAACGCGCCGATTGTCCGAGCAAATCCACGCGGCGGCGATGCCATACGAATCAATCAACAACTCTGCTAAAGCCTGTGCCTCGTTGACGCTCGCACAGTAGATTGCCGTGCGCTTTCCTTTCGTTTCTGCGGCGATCGCTTCCGCGATTTCGTACACCACAGCCGGATTAGTCAGCTCCTCGTCGAGTTGCTTCTGGTTCCAGTCTCGACCCGCAACGGTCATCCCCGTCTCGACGTTCGTCAGGTCGAGCGACTTGATCTGTTTACACGTCACTCGCGGCTTCACGAGCCAGCCGTCCTCGACGGCCTGCCGCAGGGGATATTGCCGAACGCACTTTTGGAACACCGCGCCCAGCGCCTTCCCGTCGTGCCGCTGGAGCGTTGCCGACACTCCCAGCACTTTCGCGCCACGGGCTACGAACCAATCCAGCATCTCGATGTAGGGCCTCGTGCATGCGTAGTGACACTCGTCGACGATGACGAGGCCAACACCGCGGAAACGCTTGTACCGCGGTTCGCCGTCACTGCGTGACTTCGTCAACGTCTGTTTTGATGCGACAACGAACGGATTTCTCAACTCCTCCATGTGCTCGTCACTCCACAATGACGCCTGCTCGATCGCTGGAGCGGTGCCAGTCTCGGCTCGTATTTTGGCCGCCGCCTGCCGAATCAGCGGGAGTTGTGGACAAACCACAATCGACCGGCCGAACTTCTGCTGCGCTGCGTATCGCGTAAATACGATCGTCTTCCCGGTACCCGTCGGCAGTTCGATACAGATGGAATCGTGGTTCCGATGGCCTTCCACGATGGCCGCCAGGCATTCCTCCTGATAGTCACGCAGCGTTGCTACTTGGCGCCGGCTTTCGGCTTCTTTGCCGCGCGCTGCTTTTCTTCTAGCTTCGTTGTCCAGCGCTCGCCCGTCCACTTGACCGGCGCTCCCGTCAAAATATAGCTGCGCAGGTCCGTTGTAAGCTCTTCTATCCTCGTGACCGAACCCGACAAGTATCCGCTCGCCTGGGTGTGCGCGTGTAGTTCCTTCACGATCGCCCTCACTCGCGTCAAACACTGCAACGCCTCCCGGTGCATTCCTTTTGCGTGTTCCAAAAACTCCGCTCGCGAGCCAACTACAGGTTTGGGAGGCTCCAACGCCTCTCGCAGCGCCTTGACCTGCGCGCGTGGCTTGTCGCCAGCGATCGCGGTCAACTTGGCAACTGATAGGGTCTTGTCCGAGGCCAGATAGGAGGCCCGAGCAGCCGGCGCCAGCTTGTCAATCGCCGCTGCGCTCCGTCTGTTCTTTCGCAAGGTACGTTGCGTCACTTCCTCGTCGCCTGCGATCTCAGCAATCGCTTTCGTGTATGCGCTCTCCTCCGTGGTTGGCGCGCGAGCGGGCGAGCCCGGCGAGGGTCCAGATCCCCGATTCGCTTTCGCGAGGCCCTGAGTCTTGACCTCAACCAGCCGACCACGCGTGTATAGCCTGTGCTTAGGCGAGAGGTTCCGCCGGCCAAGTTGGTTGGTCAAAATCCACTCCTCCACCTCCGCATCACTTTCAAAAGTCATCTCAACGACGTCCGGCGCGATACCGTGTCGCGTCAATAACTCCAGGCGGCGGTGGCCGTCTATAACCGTCCCTTGCTGCGTGCAGACGATCGGGTCGCGTTGGCCCTCGTCCAGTAGACTTGTCTCTAGCATCAGCGTCGACTCGTCGTCCAACGGTGGGAAATACTTCGACCACCTCTGCTCAATCTTCAGTGCCATCTGTCGCTCCTTCTTCACACGGTTACTTGCATCCGCTCGACGGTCCCACTCTGCAGCCGCTGCCACAGATCGAGCATGCGGCGGCGTGTAGGACCGAACGCCTCGGCACCGCCGAGAAGTTCGAGCATTCCGTCCGCGGTGACCAACGCTCGCTTCATTTGCGACTCGGTCGACGCAGCCCGGCAGACCTCAGAAAATAAGAATGTCAGCAGCGCTCTTGCCTCGTCGACCGTGTAGCGTTTGACATCGACGCAGGCCTTGATCTTGACCGAGGCCTCAATCAGCTCAAGCGCACCAGGCATGTCGCGGAGCCTCTGATACGCCGGATAGAGAGGGTCCGTGTCCGGCGGTAGTTCATCGTCTGGACCGGCAGCCACCGGGTCGGCAGCTGCCTTTGCGATCGCACGCTGCACCTCGTCTGCGGAAGCGATCGAGCCGTCGGACGCGAACCCTGCAAACGCCAGCATGCGCCCCACCGCGGACGTCTCCGCGATCTCTCGGTGGTTGTTCTTGTGGATTTGCGAATCGTCCGGACGCTCGCAGGCGTGCCCGGTGAATCGCCGTTCGGGGCGATCCAGATCTGGAACGCCGATCGCCTTCGCGACGCAGGAACCGTCGGGGAGGTGCTCTAGCTCGGTCGTAATCGACGCATTCGGGTACCGCGAGTGCCACGCGCTCGTCCGCTCCGCAACTGTAGAATAGTCCTTCCCATGAATTTTGATAGGCATCGCTCCCCTTCCCAAGTGTTAGTCCGGCGCGGATTCCTTCCACGCAGGAACAATGGAAATCAGAGCGGCTTCTCGAACGTAGACGCTAGAACCTACACGTAAAGCGTGCAGGCGCCCCGTTGAAATCCACCGATAGAGTCGCCGGCGGGAAAGATGGACCCCGATAACGTCGCTCGCTCGACGTCGAAATCTGCGCTACAGTGAGAATTTTCCCTGGCATCCAAGCCGCTCCGACACGTTTGACACGGTCGACAGTTTACCGGCTCGTGGCTCTAGCGGAAGCCCCCCCCCCATAAGGGCAGTTTCTAAAATGGAACCCGGGTTCCATTTTAGAAACTGCGAGTGAGCTACGGCTTGGCCTGGCCGACCATTTGCCGAACCGCTTCACAAATCGCCGTCGACCTGGTCACTCCTTTTCTCTTCGCCATCCTGTCAAGTCGCTTGACGATCGACTTGGGAATCGCCGCACCGCAGGCGACCGTCAAGCCCTCGTCGTAGGAACGCGGGCGACCGGCGCCCCGCCTTCGTCCGCCGTGACTGCCGTTGAGTGCCATACGCTCCTCACTCGCTGAATTCGCTGCGATAGATTATCGCCTTGCGGAGTTTCTCGCTCGGCGTGGACAACGTTTCACTGTCCTTGAGCACGTCAGCTAGTCGCAAGCGACCAACAATATCGGCAGTCACAATCGTCGTCAACACTCGCTCTGTCACTGCGGCCAGAGTCTCGTCTGAAATGACAAAGGATTTCGCGAGTTCGTCGCTGAGTCTTGTCACCTCCTTCTTCAGCTGCTTCCGCTTCACGCACTGGTTGACCATGGCTCGCATGTCTTCATACAGGTTCGCGAACTCGCCGGCGGTGGCCTCGACTTCCGAGATACGCTTGCCGAGCCCTTGCACCACCTCCGTCGCCATGCTCTTCTCGACGATACTGAGAACCTGCTCGTCAGAGACTTCAAACACCTTCAGCGCGCCTGGCTTTTGCGAGTCGTCGAAATCGAGACGAACGCCTGCCGTATCCGCCGAGAGGCTCACCACCTCCTCCGCGATGCGGCGGACATCGAGGACCAGCTCATTCAGCCTGGAAATCTGCGCTCGCTTGGTGCTCAGAACTTCGCTCCTCGTTTTCTCGTATTTCTCTTCGACGTCCAGGACAGCCTCGGCCGCTTCCAGCGCAGTCGCCTCTATGTTGGACGTCGTGTCGACCGTCTCCTCCACAAACTTTTGCATCGCTGCCGCGTTCGCAGTGATCGCCTTTTCGAACGTGTCGAGCCGTCGAGTTGTGACCTGCGCAACGTCGTTGGACTGCTCCACTACCGAGATCATCTGAACGAGCAACTCATCCACAGCGTCGCCTATCGTCTCCACCTGCTTACGCAGCGTTGGCAATTTTCTCCACGCTTTGTACCTAACGAAGACATTCACCCTGTCAAACATTTTCAAATCCATATTATGCTCCTCCCTTTGTAGCAGTGTAGTCGCTAGTCCCATCCATTCTCTTTCGGGTTGCTCATCGTTTGCCCTTCATTCTGAAGTTATGCGACATGCTTATCAGCGCAGAGGCGTCGGCAGCTGATCGCACCTCAGTAATCGCAATCGACCCAGAATAATGTTCTTCCTCGCAGTGCTCGTAATCGACGTAGGTCAGGCACATCGCTTTCTTTTCTGCGGTGGCCCGCATGTGCATCTCAACGTCCATCCCTATCGTATGCTCACCAAAGTCACCACCAGGACAGTGGAAAGGCCCATACCACAGTCGCTCACTCCCGTCGAAATCTTCAATCGGGTATTCGCTCTGCCCTCGCTGCGGTTCCACCCCGTCAAACAGCGTAATTGTTTCGCGATCCATATTGACTAGCGTCATGCACCACTCGCCGTCAGTTGGCGAGTGGGACCAATACCAGCCGCCCTCGTCTGGAATCGTCTTCCTCATTTCACTCTACCCCTTCGGTTTGGTGGCTGTCGCCACGGCTTTCTCGTCGCGCAAAATAGGTGTCATGGCCAATTCCCAGTTCTGCACCAGCTCTGACAGGTCCTGATAACTGATCGACCTGCGCGCCCCGCAATATGAATAGGCGATCTCCTGCGGCGGATATCCTGCCCACGGGTCGCCCGGCGGTGCCCAGCCGTTGCATAGTGCAATCACACCCTCGTCGAGCAGTAGCGTTCGCCAAGCGTCGTCGCGCGGCAACCCGCCGTCACCACACAGTGATGACATCTCGCGATCGCTGACCTGTAGCGATCGTCGCACTGTTTTCAGCCAATACAACCAGGCCTCGATGGCCGTCTGCAGCGCAGCGACGTACTCGTCTGCGTCTCGCGACCAGTCCTCGATCTGCACGCCATCGATGGTTTCAAGCATCTCTCTAGTAATTATCATCTTTCGTCTTACCTTTCTGGTTCGCGTTAGTTGCCAGCCTGCCACGTGTCGTGGATTTGCTCGCCGGTGGAGTCGTCAAGATAGTGGACAGTCTGGCCCACCGTGACATAGGCGCACGTCCATGCAGCCGGCGCCATGATCGCTGAACCGCGCCTCACATCGACGATCGCGTGTGGATGCTGGGAGACCAGTTTTCCCACCTCGGCTAGCACCCACTCGATTCCTGTTATCTTCCTCGTCATCGCTCCGCCTTTCGTTTTCGGTTGTTGTTCGTACCTGTTCATTCTCCGCGCAGCGCCGCGATAAACTCCGAACACCACGGCGCACCGCACGAACAGCCGGCGACGTGTTCTTGCTCGCTGCGAAGAAACGATCGCCCCTTCGCGTCGACGTGCCAGCCGAACTGTCGCGCAGCCGGCGAGTCGGTCGCTGCCGCCAGCGCTTTCCACGTCTTAGCGTGACTCACTTGCCACTCGAAGGCCTTTAGTTGTAGAAGGCGAATCTTACGTTGAACGAAAACGTCGAAGAGCATTATTCTGGGTCGATTGCGATTACTCTTGAATCGCTCGTCGTCGTACTCTCGCGCCATCTCCTCAGCAATAACACCCTTCGCGCCCTCTAGTGTCTGTCGCTTAAGTTTAATGCCCATCGTCTCGCCTTTCGTTTCGGGTTGTCTTTCGTACCTGTTCATTTTACTAATATCGTAAATGAATTCAAGTGGGATGTACCCAAAAACGTCGCTTTTGGGGGAAATAACTAGAATTTATAAGCCGTAGGCGTGATACGACTTAGGGCCGATCGGCCCTAACCGCACTAGATTTTGTGCGTTTTTTCAAGCGGCGACGCGAAGTTAGTCGTGCATTTGCTTGACCGCTGTCGCCAGCGCACCAACCGAGCCCGCCAGCGACTTGAGCGCGTAGCGCAGTTCGCGTTGCTCTTCCGCCACCCCGCGAATCAATTCGGCGTTCGCGCGAACCTCGGCGGCGACCGGGTCGCCGCTTCCGCTCTTGATCGCGCTCACTCCGTCGATTCCAACCAGCGCCGTCAGCAGTCCCAAGACCGCGCTGTTCGTCCATCGTCCGTTTTTTTCGTCCGTCATATTGTCACTTTCAAAATGCAGCGACCGGCGCCGGGAGGAGCGGCACCCAAGACACCGGCCGCCGCTTTACTTCTTACGGTATGGTAACATCTTGTTCAGTTTCGCTTGCCTCTGCCTGCAACCACCACAGGGCCGCACGCCAACCGCGCGCGCCAGCTTCGCCACCGTGTCGCCGAGCCCGCGAGACTCCCCCACCTCGTAGCGCACGCCGCAGGCGCACGTCAACGGGAAATCATCCGGGGCGACGTTCGCTGCCGTTCCGCATTGCTCACACGCCCACATTCTAGGCCGCCTTAATCGTGACAGTTGTACCCGTTGCCGAGCAGCCGCCGGCCGTACTATCCAGCGGCAGTGTTTCGTTGAACGTCGTGCAGTCCGGCTTGTCCGCTCCTAGGTTTACGCTCCACGCGTGCGACTCCGTGATCGTGTTAAAGAACCTACCCGATAGCACGTACCGCAGCACGTAATCAGTGCCGTCGAAACACAGTGACGCGGTGCCGCCGGCCGCCGTGGCTGGGCAACCGGCCGTTGTCACTGCCGACCACACACAGCACAACTCCGCGCCATCATCCTGAACTCGTTGTGGCAACAAGTAATTGCCAGCGTGATCGGCGCAGTTCGCACAACCGGCGCTCGACATAGAAGGCTGCGTTACTAATAGGTGCCGCGGCACCTCGTCGATACAGTGTGAGCAGACACCTCCGCCCACTCCCTCGGCCGATTCACATTTGCCGCATGCGTCGACTGGGTCGCCTTGCTCGAACTCGTCAAAGAATACAGGCTCGCGCAGGCCCGTGACAGGCTCGCCGGCGGCATGGTATCGGACGCCGAGCCCGCAGAATAACTCGTCTCCCGCGTCCGACGCGGATGTCTGCACTCGCTGGGAATTCGCCTCTACGTGAAACCGGTCGTCCTTGAGGCATGCGGTTAGCTTCGTGAATTCCTGGCGGCCCGTTCCGAACTGTGTGATCGCCGTGTCGATATATTTCCAAGTTTCGTACGTCGAGCCGTTGTCCTTAGATATCGCGACCTTGCTTTTGCCTGGTGCGTCAGAGAACTCTATCACCGCGCTCAGTGACGACGCCGATCCGCATGCCATCGCCATGTGAAGCAGTGCCTTGGTGCCGCCAGAACCTCTGGCCTCGACGCTCGCGTACTGCGACTCTGCGCGCGGGTCGATCGGGACAAGATGCTGCACGTCCGCGTCTCCCCAGCCCGCGAGCAGTCCACCGGTCAAACGCCAGTTCGGCGCGCAGATTTTCCAGAGACAGCCGATATCGTCCTCGCCGTCCAGGTCCAGCCCGGATGGCGGAATGGAGCCGAACCCGTCCCCACTCGTCACGCAGTCGCACCCGCAGTCCGGACACTCGTTGTCCTCCGTTTTGGAATCAGTCCAGAGGAAGCTCGTGAACTCGACATCACCAGTCGCATCGCCAGTCCCGAGGCCTGCGCCAACGCCTGGTGTCTGTTCGAGTAACGCATACACACATGCGCCGTCGAGCGCCGCGTATAGCGCAGCCTCGGATAGATCGCTATTGGGCTGCACGCACAATGACAGATCATGGAAGACGTCTGGGTCGAGATGCGTCACGCGTAGCCGTTCACCAATCCGCTCGTCATCGCCGACCGTTTTGTTTCGGATCTCCAGCCACCCACACGCTGACGGGTCGTCGTCGAACGTCACCAGCGCGTAGAGGTACTGTGTCGCGCTGGTCATTCCCGCCAGCACTTTGACGCGCTGCCGGTCAGGCGAACGAAACCGGGTGGCCACTCGCTGGTAAATCTGTCCAGTGGTGTTCGCCTTCAGGACCGCGTTGGCGCTGCTCGTCGCCAGCACGCCGTCCGCAATCGCCCAGCTGCCTATCGACTGGGTGTAGTTCGCGATTGTGTCCGTGTCGAACTGATCATCAACACGCTCACACCCGCAGCAGTCGCAGCCCGGGTTGTCGCGCTTCCACGGCATCGCGTTCTTACTCGCACGGGACAACGACGAGCCACCACGATCCGAACGTATCTTGCGCGATGAGGCAATAGGTACTGCTGTCGACCGCCCCGCCGATATTATTCACCACCAGATCGCCATCGCTGAACGCGTCAAGATCTCCATCACTCTTGAGTTTGGCGAGTTTCGCCGTTCCGCTCCCAGGCGCATCGTCCGACATCGCGGTAATTGTCGACGTTGTCTTAGCTGGGTAGAACGCAGCGCCGTTGCCGGCTGGCGGCGGGCGACTCGTTGACCGCGCAGGCACCGGGCTGCGAGGCATGTGCGCCAGTCGCGCGTGATCCGCCTGCAACTTGCGAACTGAGTTCGAGTCGAACGTTAGCATATCACGCCTTGATGTCGCATAGCATGGCCACGCGGCCGATCTTCACATACACACCGGTCGCAGTCGAAGCGTCAGTTATGGCCGCTTTAATTCGACAATCTAATACGTCTCCCGCCTCTAATGCTGTCGCCGTTATCACAAACTGTACTTGGCTCATAGTAAGCGAGTTGCAACTCGTCGACGCCGTTGAAACCAAATCGCTACCGACCGCCCCTTCGTCGTCTGACTCGTACGCGCTGACGTCTACGGTTGCCGATGTGTCCGACACGGTCGTACCCATGCCACAGTGGATTGCAACGCGCACAGATTGGCCACTTGTATACTCGACTGGCAATGGAAATTGAAAGCGACCGTAGGCCGTTACGGTAGTCGCCTTTGCGTCAGCCGTAATTAGATATGGCGACTCCGTACCAAACACCGCGCCACTCAGGCCGAGGTCGTCAGCCGCGGCGGTCGCAGGCAATAGAGCCGACAAGTTGTCATGAACTCTCATAGTGGTGAACGGTATCGCATACTCCTGCAAATCCTGTTGCACAATATCGGCGCGACTGACGCCCGGTACGAGCGAACCGCTATATGTGATGTCGCCAGGTACGAAGATTGAATCCCCAAACGTTGTCCTCGGCATATCGTTTTCCCTTTTATCTGATTGGGAGCCATTCGTTGAAGTCGCCAAAATCGATCTCTGGATAGATCGACCACTCCAAGTACACCGCCGGTAGTCCCTTCGCCAATGGCTGACCGTTCCCGTCGAGCAATACCGGCTCGGCAAGCGTGTTACCTAGCACGTCTCGCATAGTGCGATCTTCCGGGATGCCTGTAGACGCTGGGTTCCCAGACGATAACGACCCGCCGATACCATCCGGGGCGCCTGCGTTGCCGAGTGCCACAATCCCACGGTCGGCGATCTTCACCCTATACCCGAACTCATAGTCTGCGTGAATCTCGCTGGAAATCTTCCACACCGTCATATTGTTCTGGCGAACGACTGATGCGTTTGCGCTGACGACCTGGCACTGGAACGGCTCGAAGTTCCAAGAGATAAGCGTCTTGTCTGTTCTCGGGCGCCCGTTTTTGTTGACCACGTTCGGATCTTTTACTTTGATTCCGAATGCTTTCGAGTTGACCGCTCGCCAGTTGTCCGCCATGCCGTCTGGATACTCGTGGCGATACTTCCCGAACCGAAATACCTGTCTCAATGCGCTTCGTTCCAGTGCCGGGTCGAATACTGTCCCCGCGGAGTTCATTGGGGGAATGATCGCCTGATCGGCCCCGTCTCCCGTGTTGAATACGTCTAGAAAATTGTCACCAGTATGGCCGCCGCGGTACGTCGCATGCGTTACGGGGCGACTGTAGTCGGCGTATGAAATATCAACAGTCCAGTTCCAGTCCATCGGGTTGTTCGACGCGTTGCCGCTCTCATCCTCCTGCGTCTCGTCTTCCTCCTGGTCTGCCGTTTTGTAGTGAAAGTCGACAGTCCAATTATATTGCGAGCCAGATACACGCGACGGTGTAACCGAATCGCACAGCGCCATCACGTCAAGATCGTTTCCGAACTGGTACGGCTTGTTCAGATATGGAATCGCCAGACCGTTGAAAGTTGTATTGGTCGCGAAGTAGTCAATGATTGTTTTGACCTGGTCGTTATAGCTGTCCGTCTCAACGTTATAACTCGCTGTGTATTCGCGGCCCTTATTATTCGTGGCGCCTTTCGTTGCCGACCACGCCTGCGTGATATCTGTTATCGTCATGGCGAGATACTCACGCTCTGGACAGGGGCCTGATTCGCCGGCAGCGTGTTCCGCTCTATTTGTTCGAGCAGACGCCGCCGCCGCTCCGCTTCTTTCAACAGCCGCTTGCGTTGTTCCATTGCCGCGCGGGCCGCCTCCTTACCACGCAACACCGCCGCGAATCCTGCCATGGTTCCCTTTTGCGCGGCAGCGATCGCGGGCCGCATCGCTTCGGCTTCTGTTGGCTTGATCGCCGTTGCGGCGAACAACTCCTTCTGCGCGGCGGCGGTCGCACGCCCGAACGTCTGCGCGTCGATCGCCCCCACCTTAAACAGATGCGCCAGGTCAGCCAGCTTCTTTTGCGCCTTCTCAAAAGGCGTCGCCATCGACTCGCGAATCTGCTGCCCTCGCTTCCGCATATCGTCCAGTGTTTTCTTTGCGTCCTTCTCTCGCTGTTCTCGCTCCAGCCTGCTGCGCTCCTTTTCCGCCTTCTGTCTCGCTGCCAATTTCTTAGCTTCCATTTTCTTCTCGGCACCAGACGTGTCAGCGTCGAACTCGCGACCCGTAATCCACCTCATCGCATTCTTTGCCGCCACTGCGAACTCCTTCAAGCCCTCAACGAACTTGAGCAATACCGGAATCATAAATATTGCAATTTCGTTCCAGAGCCCCTCGAACGCTTTCCCCATATCGTCCGCGGCATCGTTGAACGCTTCGACCTGCTCGGCGTCTCCCTCCAACAAACCATTCAGGCGTTCCGATTCCTTCATGTACGCGCGTATCTGGTCCGATCCCATGTTCATCGTATTGACTAACGCGGCACCTTCGGAATCGAACAGCTTGAACGCGAGACGCAACTTGTCCGCTTGGTTCGGCACGTTCTCCAATGCGTCCGTGATCTTGAGAAACGCCTCATCTGGCGACAACGCGCTGAGTTCAACCGCGTCGACTCCCAGCTCCTTCAGCGCCGCCTGCGCTTCACCCGTCCCAACCGCCGCCTCGGCGACTCGCCTGGTCATGCGTTGCATTGCCATATCGAGAGTCGTCGACGCAACACCCGACTTGGAAGCAGCATTCCTTAGGCCGTTCAGCGCGTTGGTTGTCATTCCCAATTTCGCTGAAACTTTCGCGAGTTGATCTATCCGCGCTGTCGCCGCGGAGAACTCCATACTCACTTTCCGGATTGCCATGCCCACCGATGCGATCGCCGCCAATGCCGGCACCGCTTTCATCGCCAGGCCCATACCGCCCGACATCATCCCCGCGGCGGCGCCACCAACACCGCCGCCCCTAGCCGCGGCGCCACCCTTCCCCAACCGACTGCGCAGGCTCTTCGCACTCGCTCCGACACGTTGGAACGCTTTATTGACAGCGCTGATATTAGCGCTGACCATGATCGAGAGTTTACTGACTACCTTCGCCATAGGTTCGGTTGTATTCCCTTACGCGTTCTAGGGCGTCCGTCGGGTCCCAGTCGCTCGCCTGCTCTTCCCAGTATGGCCAGTCGCCGCTCGGCATCGTCGCACCGCTGCCTGAGTACGGAGCCAACCCGATAATTGTATGCGCGTAGCCACGCGCGTCCGCTCTCGTCTCTCCCCACGGTTCCTGTTCGTATCGAGTGAGCCAGTCCGAGAACTGTGACCATGACAGAGGCCCACCTGGTTCGAGTAGATAGTCCGGATGGGAAATGCCGATATGCTCACACAGTACGAAGGCGAACCTCCACCACGTCGACCGCTCTAGCTTTTTTTTTGTTCCTGCGCTGTCTCTTCGACTTCGCCAAAATTGTGCATCGCCATGGCCTCGTTACCGACTCGCGACAGGGTCGCAATAGATTCGCGAGCCAGATACTCTCGACCGTCCGTTGAATCGAATATGAGTTCGCCAGAGTCGTCGACCACCGTTCGGCGAATCAGTTCACACATCGCAAGTACCCCGCGAGCCTGATCCGTGTCTACGTCCAGCGTCTCGAATCCAGCTGCAACGTCTAATTGTTCTCTCGCCGTCAGCCGCTTGAGCGTGACCGCCCCTCCCCATTCCGGAACGTCTATAGTCTTCTCACTCGGTCGCCGCTCCCTCAGTTGATCCAGCGTTATACCCATCGATCGCTCCTGACTTGAAAATCTGATGCCGCTCGGCGATATCCTGACCAACCTCAATCAACCTCTCGCGTCCCACCACAGTCTCCAGCTCCAGCCCGCCGCGCGGGCCGCTGAACGGCATCGCTGCCGTGCCTCGCTTCCGCAACGCTAGTTGCACAATCGACCGTTGATGCTGGCTCGACAACTCCGCAACGGTCGTTGCGTTTTCTGTCCTCGCATGGTGCCGCATCTCGAACACGATATTCGGTTCGAGGGGAAGCAGCGAGTAGACGATACCGGCCAGCGTTATTGTCTCGCTCATGATGTCGTGATCGCACCCGTCCGGTTCAGTGTTACCGTTCTAGATACTACGGACGAATTCTCCAGCGCCGCCGGCTCTATCGACATGACACGCGCGTTGAATGTCCAGGTCTGCGTGGCAGTCAGCGCCCCGCCACTCCCATCGTTCACACCGGGATACACGATCGACCAGCTGCTCTCAGTGCGATCAGCAAAGTCCGTGTCCACCAGGGCGTGGTTGCTGTCGCCAGGCTCCCACAGCTGCTCAAAAGAGAAGTCGCTCGTGTCTTCTATCCCCTGCAGTTCTGACCTCAATGTGCTCCCAAGATGGTCGATCGCGACACGCTCGTACGTTTGTGGCGGCGGCGTCAGAGTTCTCACTTCGCCCTGCGCGGTGGAACCAAGTTTGACAATAGAACCGTAGCCGATAATTGTGTTAGCCATATTTTCAACTCCCAGGGTCGTGTCCTACTACTTGGAAAGTCAGCACGGCGACATGCCGTCCAGTATCTGACAGGTCGCTACGCGGGATATAGTCGTCGCTGTGCTCGTTCACGAATACCGCCAGAACCTGACCACTCCCGAACGTCCCTTGGCTGCCGTCCAACTTCCGCAAGTCGTCCGCCAGGTCCATCGCGTCATCAATCGACGTGCTCACACCCTCGACGTTCAGGAACTCACGGAACGGACGGACGCCAGTGGCGGCGCTGAGCACTTGCTCGCGTTCAATACTTGCACGCTCAAACCAGATATAGTCTTCAACGTCAGCACCCTGCTCCTGCGTGACTTCGTTTTGAAATACCCGCGTTCCAACACGCGCAGCGATCGCAGACTGAGCCAGCAGAAACGTTCGGAAGTCTTCCCCGACAGATGCCATCATTTCCCCGTTGGCGATATCTTCGACGCCTCAGCATATACCTCGTTGAGAAACTTGGTCTCAAACGCGCGTAGGGACTGGCGACTAGTACCGGAAAACGCCCGCGCCAGAAACTTGTACCCGCGCGTACCGCCGTGGTTCACTACCGATTCCCAATTGATTTTCCCATAGCGTCTGAATACCAGCACATCGCCAGCCATCGCGCTGGCGACTTTCGGTCTGATGCGGTGCGCCTTCGTTGGCTGGTCCACGAGGTGGATGGGTACGATCTTTCCCTTCCCTGAAATGCCGCCACGATTTCCTCGCGACATCAACGCGCGGCCCTGCGCGGCGGCGAGCGCCTTCGTTGACTTTGAACCGGCTCCGCGCTGCCCGATTACCGCCACCTGGATTCCTCCGCGGCGGTACGCTTTGACGCGGTGCGTAATCGACCGCTTCAACAACCCCGTCTTCTTTGGTACCAGCTGACGAACACGCTTGACCATTGGACGCGCAGCCGCGTTGATAGCCTTGCGCGTCACCTTCCTCTGTAGCTTGCTGTTGAGTTGCCGGAATAACCTGTCAGACTCTTCAACCCCCAGAACGTTGTAGTCGATCTTGATCCGGTCAACGCCAGCCTCAACGCCCGCGAGGCCTAGCCCGCTTCCCCAGCGACTCCCACCACGTGGCGACCGGTTCCCGAACAGGCCCATTAGATGTCCTCCTTACACAGCAACTCAATCCAGCGGTTCCGTTCTTGTAGGTTGTTCACAAATCCTATATTCAGATACCGTGTTCCGAACCTCAATCGCTGGAGCGGCGTTACGTTTGTTCTGAATCGGATCGTGACGCGATGCGTTGCCATCGCGACCAGCTGATTCGCCTGTATGACCTCCTCTCCGGACAGTGCCTCCACCTTGGCGCGTATCGTTGCCACCGCGGACCACTCTCCCGTACGCTCGCCGCGTGAGCCAACGCCATCAGGCGGACTCTGTAACGTAACGACTTGGCGCAGGTCACCGCTACGCATGTCGGCGAGTTTAGCCACTTAGAAGAATCCCCTCGCCGGCCATGACGGCGTCCAGTTGCGACAGTATCCCGCGACCTATAATCGTATTGATATCGGCGAAGCCTTGCCCGCGAGTGTTATATCGATAGTCAGTGAAATCCCTGACGGCCGCCTTGATCTGGTACGGGACATCGCCAGCCGCATAGCCCGCGGTATGCGTGATAGTTACATCAGCCGTAACGCCATACGTAGTTGGCCAGCTCTTATCTTTCGCGACACTAATTCGAGCGATGAGAGGTGCCGAGTCGACGCGATACTCTGTCGCCGCTAGTGTCTGCGAGTCTCCATTGCTATCGATATAGACAATAGATGTGACGCTGCCAAACGGTGGCCGCGCGATATTAATTGAACCGCGGCGCCAATACTGCGAATCGGTCCACCCGTCCATTGTCAGCTGCCAAGTCTGCGACATAACGCACAAGCCATATCGCGACTCTAACACCGCCGTCGACTCGCGAATGATATCTTCTATCAGCGAGTCGTCGTCATCAATTGTGACGTTACTATACCGCTTTGCGTCGGCGACGCTTACGGCGAGGCCTGTCGGGGCTATCGTCTGCCTGTGCATTGTCGGGCGCCGTATTAGGTACCGGGACCGCCCAACCCCTATCTAGTAGGGATTGGGCAAGGCCCGAATCTAGTGTCTGGACTTTCCCGATTCGCAGTCCGAGGTAGTCCACCACCATCGTTACTTTCTTAGACATTTATTAACTCGCTGCCAGGTACATTCCGACATAGCCACCGGCGTCTGATCCGTCGCCGGGATCGTGTACCGCAAGGTCCGAGCGACTAGTGGCCCGCAGAGTTGTCACGTCTTCGTCGAAGGCGAACTCCGCGCTCACGCCGATCTCGATCGCACTGCGATCTCCGAGAACTACCGCCTGCGACCACGAGCCGAACAGACAGGCCAGATTTCCAGCAGAATCCGCAGGCATCTGATCCGTGAATCTAACGGGATATCCGAACAGGAACGCCGACTCTCCCGTTGACGTAGGACCACTGATCGAGTCTGTACTATTTCCTCCTGCCGCATATAGCAACCGCTGCACTGTTGAAGAATAGAATTGGCGATGCATTATGAATGACGCCTGAGGTGTATAGGCGCTCGGCAGCTTCGCCACCAACTCATTGAGATCGGCGAGAGTGACAGTACTCCAAGTAGTATCGCCACTTCCAAGCGTGACCTTGCCGCCAGCGCCAAGCGCGCTGTCAACTCCAGTCTCGCCCCCATAGGTGCTGGTACCATCGCCATTGATGAATTCTCCATCCTCAGTATATGACAACTCGTATCCTGCCCGAGATGCGATACGAGACGCCACATCGACAATACTGTCCTGAATCAACTGGTTGGACATTTTGACGAGAATCGCCGAACGCTTGACGCTCAGCGCGATTGTCCCGAACGTTGCCTTCGATGCGGTAATACTAGCCGCCTCGGAAGGGTAGTAAACAGTTGGCCCCGCGGTCAGTTTCGGGATATTGAGCACATCGCTGGTCATGGGCACCACATCACATACTTGTCGAGCGAGGCCCGTAGTGTTGCGAATCTCCCATATCGCGTCCGAGAGGGGCGCCGGTACAAGATAGCCGCCGTCTGCGTCGACTCCCTCGACCTGCTGCGCGTAGATGCTCATACCATGATTCTGGCAGAACTCGATAGCGTTCGGATCTTTGCGGATCATTGCACGCAACCACATACCGGCGTGGTAGGCGTTGCGTTCCGCATCAGGCCCGCTAAAGCCAGGCAGACTCTGACCGCGATAACCTAACGCTCGCAACGTTGGCGCCGGTTTGGCGGCGGCGGAACCAACAATCGCGTTGTGTTCTTGCACAGCCATCTGAGCCGCTACGTCTTCCAACTTCGTAGCGCGTGACAGGTCCTCATACAGTCCGGTCGGCTCTTCTCCGTCGACCCCGATCGCCGCCATACGCGCGTCAATCTCGACGCGGTCCTGTTCGGTGAGTTCGCGTGACTCTTGCTCGGCCAGAGTCACCACAGCCTCAGCGCGTTTGAGTTCGGCATTGATAGCCGCCTTGATACTCGCAACATCGAATGACTTCGCCATGACGTCCTCCAAGTAGGATTAGCCAGCGAAGTTGGCAGGGCGATCGCTGGCAGGTTGTAGATACTGCCTGGACCGCACGCCATCCGGGGCGCGGTAGTTTCAACAGCTTAGCAGATGTATGCTCTTGCTTGCGAGAGCATAAGACGCGTTTTCCTATGCGACAGCACTTGCCTACTGCGAGCGTTCGCGTCCGACTCCTCGTCCATCAGGTCCATTAATCGGCCGGCAGCCGAATATATATTGCCATCATCCTCCGCAGACGAACGTTGCCGAATGGCCGCCAGTGCCGAGCGATAGATAACCAGCTCGGAACCTTCTAAGTGTGCGAATGGGTACGAATAGCGGGCCTTGGTGTCATGGTCGGCATCAGTATTCTCCGCAAGGTGGGCCTTCGCGAACCGCTCCCAGTCGTCACCGTCCGCGCCAAGCAATCGATTCCCATCAGCCGCATCAAACGACCAACTACCACTCGCGTTGAATTGCCCAGACCGTATACGCTCTGTAGCGTAATCCTCGCTCGCCTTACGTACCCGTCGCTCCCCGAGGATGACGGGCGGCTTGCAAAACAGCGTGCGCCCATCCCGGAACAACCCGCGGGGAATATCGCACGCCGCCACCTCCGCTTGTTCGACTACACTATCAACGAACCCGAACTCTAGAGACGTTGCGCTATCGAACCAAGTCTCCTCCTCCATCCATTGCCTGATTGTCTCTTCTGGCAGCTGCGTCTTCGTCGCGTATGCGTTCACGATATGTTTATCAATCGTCTGTAGAACGCCAGTCATTCTCTCTATCTGCTTCATACCCTCGACCATAGTGTTCTGATCGCCGATGAACCGCAGCTCCGTCCACGAGTTGTGGATCATGATCTGCGCAGAACTCGCCATCCGAGTCTCTGTCACTGACCCGCCTGCCATCGCAACAACCGATGCGATACTCGCGGCGATGCCGTCGATGTGGACCACGACGCCGA